TAAAACTGCCAGCCTATTCCCGGAGAGAACCGGATATAAAAAACACAGGAGGAAACAATGGAATTTTTAAAAGAATTTTTAGGTGATGATCTGTATACTCAAGTTGAAGCAAAACTAAAAGGCAATGATAAAGTAAAACTTGCCAATCTAGCTAGTGGAGAATACGTGTCAAAATCTAAATACGACGATGAAATCAAAGCCAAGGATGCAAAGATTACAGAGCTCTCCGACACTGTCAAAAAATTTGATGGTGTGGACGTAGCGAAACTCCAGCAGGATGTGAAAGATTGGGAAAAGAAATACCGGGATGACCTAACATCTGCTAAGAAAGAAGCTGCTATCAAACTAGCGATTGCAGAAGCGAAGCCAAAGAGTGAAAAAGCGCTGATGCCTTTCCTGGATACTGACATCGTTAAACTGAATGATGATGGCACAGTCACCGGTTTGAAAGAGCAATTAGAAAACATCAAAAAAGACAACGGTTTTCTCTTTGAAGATGATGATCCACAGAACGTGAACCTCGGAGGAGACCATGACAATAAACCAGAAACAAAAGAATTGACTTGGGAATCTGTCCTTGAAGAACACTATGGCAAAGAATAGGAGTGATGAATAGATGCCATTAACATTAGCACAAGCAAAGGTCGGCATGGCCGACAAAGTAGATCAGATGGTCGTAGATGAGTTCCGCCGGGACTCTTTTCTTTTAGACAAATTGATATTTGATAACGCAGTATCACCTGGTACCGGTGGTAGTACGATGACGTATGGCTATACACAGTTGCTTACTCCATCCACCGCCGAAGGACGTAGATTGAATGAAGAGTACATACCGGGAGAAGCATTGAAAACTAAGAAGACTGCCGATATCAAGATCTTTGGTGGTAGCTTTCAGGTAGACCGTGTACTTGAAGATACGGCCGCAAAATCTGAAATCACATTTCAGCTGCAGCAGAAGACGAAAGCAGCTTCCAATAAATTTCATTACGATTTCATCAATGCAGATTCTGGAACTGACGGCGCTGATTTTGATGGATTAGAAAAATTGGTAAAGGGTACTGATACAGAATATACCCCTTCTGCCGCTATTGATTTGTCTGATGAATCGAAAATTGCTGCAAACAGCAAGAAATTCGTATTTGAACTGGACCAGTGGCTGGGGACATTGGATGGACGTCCGGATATGCTACTCATGAACCGTCGTATGAAAACGATTATGAGCGCAGTCGCTCGTGAACTGAAATATTTCACGCAGACAGAGGATGCTTTCGGCCGTAAGGTGGACAACTATGACGGAATCCCTATGGTAGATATGGGGGAGTATTATGACGGTTTAACCACTGTTCCTTGCGTTGCTACAAACACATCCGGAGAGACCTCTATCTATGCTGTCAAGATTGGACTTGATGCTTGCCACGGAATTAGTCCTAAGGGAGACAAGCTCATCAAAACATATCTGCCAGATATGAAAGCGCCAGGTGCAGTAAAAACAGGCGAAATCGAAATGCTGGTAGGTATCGTGCTGAAGAACAGTAAGAAAGCCGGCGTATTCCGCAAAGTGAAAATCAGCGCTCCTGCTGATATAGTAAAACTAGCGAAAGGAAGCCTTGGAACTGCTGGAAATGCTAAGATTACAGGCCTGACTACGCAGAAAACATATAGTGTGCAGACTGGAAAAATAGTAAAATATTCGTCTGCCAACGGCACACTTGTAGATGAAAACAAGAAAGCCGCTTTAAATCCAGGAACTGAAATCACGGGCCTCACTAACGGGAAAACATATCTCGTTAAGCAGCTAGACTAGGTGCTATGATGATTGACCACCAGCAATATAAAAACTGCGGTGGTACTCTTGATGAAATAGAATTCAATCAGCTGGAACCAAATGTATGCCGGCTGATTGATTCTTACATCAAATCAAAAGTACCTTACTGGAGAGTGAGACCGATAGAAGAATATGGTATAGATTTCACTGAAATAATAACATTAGAGATTGACTTCATTTCTAAGAATGGAGGGCTTCTTGCATTCAACGGAAAATCGGATTTTCATTTTAAATCAGCCAGTACAAGTGGGTTTAATTTTGAAATTAATGATGCAAATATTCAGTTTGTGCAAGGTGTTCCGTTCTCTACAATCGCAAAGCAATTTCTCGATTACGAATTACTAAATGCCGGCTTAACGGTGGCTTGTCTATGATGTCACCTAGATTCTTAAGACCCCATCAGATTGCTATTAGATATAGGCTTGGTGAAGACGATAGTGGGAAATTGAAAGAAGCGTCTGCGATTATCAAATATGTTAAAGTGGATGAAACATACGGAATCAAGTTATCGAAAAGAGGAATAACATCAGATGATAAAGTTTTGATCACGATAGATTGTAATGATTTTATCGCTGATAAGAAACTTGTCGAAAAAGTCTCTAATGCTGAAACAGAATTTTCCATTCATGTGGATGATACCATCGTATATAACGACAAGGAATATCTGATCACTTCTGTGTCTAATATAAATCCTCTACGTGATAAGCCAGAATTCATCGAGATCATATGTCAGTAAGAGTAAAAATAGACCATGACAAAGTGATGAAACGAGTTGATAAAGCAAAATGGAAAACGATACTAGCATTGAAATCACAGATTGCAAAGGATACGAACGCAAACGTTCCTAAAAGAGACAGCTTTTTGAGAAATTCTGTATTTCGCAGCACATCCAAGAAAGACAATTTCTTAAAATGGGGAGGTTTTGCAGTCTTGTATGCCCATTTCCAATGGAAAGGAAAGGTCATGGTCGGGAAAAAATCCGGTAGTCCGTGGGCGAAACGTGGAGAAACGAAGATATATACATCAAGGAATCTATCTTATGGTACAGGTAGATCGGATTGGTTCGAAGTGACGAAGAAAGTCAAGAATAGTTCATGGATACGGTTTGCGAAACGTGTTTTCAGAAAGGAGTTTTAAATGAATTCAACGGATATCGTACAAGTAGAGGATGGAATGTACGAGTATGTGAAAAATATCAATGTCGATAGTATACCTTGGTGTCTCGAGTATTTCAATGATTCTAAAAATACATCTCTGTGTTTCAAAAGAAATGCAGACCCGGTGATAAAAGAAAAATACATATCGGGTGCGTATAAAGCTGAGTTTAACTTTAGTGTTCTATTGCAATCATCAAAGCGAGATACAAAAGCAATGCTTGACTTATCTAGAGTACTATATGCCTTGGCTAACGTCTTCGAAGAAGAAGAAAAACAAGGCTTTCCATCCTTGAAATTAGAAGGAGCAATCCCAATCGGGTTAGAGATGACAGATTTGCCAGCTGACTATGAAGGAGAGGGCATCAAACTTTCCACTTTCATGGCCGGCTTTAAACTAACTTATGAGAAGAAAGGAAGGTTTGAATAATATGACAAAAGCGATACCATCTAGAGAGCTTAGAACGGAGGATAATCTTCACTACGTTAAATTTGGTTCTGAAGAATCCTTTATTTTGGCTAATAAGGGTCTTACAGATTGGACACAAGCCATGAATCCTAATGTTGATGATGGGGTACAGTATATAGGAGAAAAGAATGCAGAAAGCAATCTGATGGGGTATGCGCCAAATGTTTCGTATGGCGGAACAGCATACCCATCTGACAAATTCGCTGCTTGGTTATATTCCGTAGGAAAAGAAGAAAAAGTCGGCGAAAAATTCACTGAAGTAGAAGTTGAAACTTGGAATGAGACGGAAAAATCTGGAGAGTTCAAAGCATATCAGCGTATTTATGAAGTACAGCCTGATAATCCGGGATCAGGAGAAGGCGGCGGAAAGCTAGCATTAGAAGGAACATTTGCGCAAAAAGGAAGTGTTACGATTGGTAAGTTTAATATTTCAACGAAAACATTCACAGCTGATGGAGAGTAAGGAGTGATTACATGGAAGAAAGAATAATCACAGTCGAATCAAATGGGATTAGAAAACTAAATGTCGATGGAAAGATATTTAACTGTGATGTCCTGGACTTAGATTCAAATGCGGTACTGGAAGATTTTAGGCAGCTCCAGATGGAAGACATCAAATTTAAAGATGGGCTATTGAAAGAGTGTGAACATGCGATTGATACGGTTTTAGGTAATGGCGCTTACAAGAAGATATTTAAGAGCGAAAGGTCTTTGCGACCATATTATCTAGTTCTGAAGTTAATGGAAATCTATCAGGATGAATTCATGAAGGAGCAAAGAGAAAAACAACTTCAGCTTGCTAGAGAAGAGAGAGAACAGGTAGAAGATATCTTAAATAATTTTAGTAAGTTTACGAATGAACTCCAAAAAGCCCAGGATAAATACGGTATAAGAAATGTGGTTAACAAGAGAAGATCTTCCGGATACCATAAGAATAGAAGATAGATGTTATAGAATAGATACAGATTTTCGTAGTTGGATACGTTTTGAATTGATCCTATTGGATGATTCCATCGACCCATACTATAAAACTTCTATTTTGATAAATGCTTTAGAAATAGACCCGGCCATACAGCGTGAAAATCAGGAGGACATACTACATGCCCTTTTTTCTTTTTATCGGATGGGGAAACCTTCTAAAAAGGGGAAACCATGTAAAGATATTCCGTATCGCTTCGACTTTGACATGGATCTTATTTATGCAGCATTTATGCAACAATACCATATTGATTTGCTGACCGTGAATTTACATTGGTATGAATTCAAAAGCTTATTTGACGGGTTAACTGAAAATACACAGTTAATAAAGGTTATCGGTTATCGAACAACAGAAACTGATAAAATGCCAAAAGAGCAACGGAAAGAAGCGTTACGCTTGAAAGAGTTTTGGAAGATTCCGAATGATTTTATGTGTCAAGAGAATGATAGGACCCCACAAGAAATTGAGACTGAATTACTTGCACGTATAGAGAAAGAGGCGGGTGATAAGCATGGCTACAAATGATGGAGAGATCATCATTGAATTGCAACTCCAACAGGATGATTTTGAGAAGAGATTAAATGCAATCGAGCATAAAACGCAATCCTTTGGTTCAAGCATAAAGCGAACTATTGCAGCGCTTGGGCTTGGAAAACTTGCAAAAGATTTCGCCTCTGCAGGTATTAGTTTTAACGCTAGTATCGAGCAATATCAGACCTCATTTGAGGTCATGACTGGATCTGCTGAAAAAGCTACACAAATAACACAACAGCTTAAGCAAATTGCAGCAAATACACCGTTTGAGCTGCCACAGCTAGCGGATACGACACAGCTACTCATGAATTATGGTTTCACCGCAGATGATGCAATGGAAAAAATGCAAATGCTCGGTGATATATCACAAGGGTCTGCGGACAAGATGACGCGTATAGCCACCGCTTACGGTCAAATGTCTTCAGCCGGTAAGGTAAGTCTAGAAGATGTAAAACAGATGATAGAGGCAGGTTTTAATCCATTACAAGAAATCAGTAAGAGCACAGGTGAATCTATGGCCAGTCTTTATGACCGTATATCTGACGGTTCGCTTTCTGTTGATGAGATAACTGCTTCTATGGAACGTTCTACATCAGCAGGCGGTAAGTATTTTCAGTCAATGGACAAGCAGTCACAAACATTGAATGGTAAGATTTCTACATTAAAAGATACATTTAATGAATTTGCAGGAAAAGCGATGCAGGGGCTTAGTGATGTTTTGTCTAATACGGTTATTCCTGCACTTACTGGGGTGTTATCACATAGTGATGAAATCATGGCGGTTTTGAATGCTTTGTTACCTGTTATTGTAGCTGTAGGTTCTGCATTTGCTGCCTGGAAGATCACCAACACGGTGAGCGAAGCGAGTAAGTCAATTTCTAGCTTCTTTAGCCTAATGAGCAATGGCAACAGTTTGATAAATACAGTATTCATCAAACTAGGGTCTGGAAGTGGCGCTTTATCTAAACTTGCCACAAGTGCTATTAGTGCCGGTGGAGGTATCAAAGGTCTTGGCAGCGCATTGGTAGCCGCAGCAGGTGGACCTGTCACATTGATTGTTGCGGCCATTGCTGCAGTAGTAGCTGCCTTCGTATATTTCTGGAACACTTCAGAGGGATTCCGGCAGTTTTGGACAGATATGTGGAACGGCATTGTAGAATGGTTCTCCGGTATCATAGAAAGCATAGTTAATTTCTTTACAGTGACGATACCGGAAGCATGGGAATCTTTTAAAACGAATTTACAAGAATTATGCAGCAGTATCGTGGAGTGGTTTCAAAATGCATGGAACAGTGTCATAGCTTTCTTCACGGAAACGATTCCGGCGTGGATCCAGAGTGTGATCGACTGGTTCAATCAAATTCCTTATAACATTGGTTATATGGTCGGACAGATCATTGGTCATTTCATCCAGTGGGGCATCGATCTGAAGAACTTCGTTACTGAAGATATTCCGGCATTCATAAACTCGGTAGTAGAATGGTTCAAGTCATTACCAGGAAAGATATGGGAATGGTTGAAGAGCGCATGGGAGAAAGTCAAGACCTGGGGAAGCAATATATATACCAGTGCAAGAGGTTGGGTATCAAAAACAATTGATAGCGTTGTCGATTGGTTTAGGTCTCTGCCAGGAAAGATTTGGACATGGCTCACAAATGCAGTGTCTAAAGTAAGGGACTGGGGTTCTAATTTATGGAACACTGGTATCAACGCCGCAAAGCAGCTCGTGGATTCTGTTGTCCAGAAAGCAAAGGAATTGCCTGGCAAAATGGTAGATATCGGTATAAACCTTATTAAGGGGCTGTGGGAAGGTATTGGAAGTGTAAAGGATTGGATCTTGGATAAGATCAGTGGATTCTGCGATGGAATCGTAGATGGTATGTTGGATTTCTTCAATATAGGTTCACCGTCCAAACTGATGCGGGATATGATTGGTAAATGGTTACCACCAGGTATTGCCGTGGGATTTGAATTGGCAGCCCCAAAAGCTTCCAAAGATATGACCAAAGAAGCTGGCAAAATGGTAAAAGACATTCAAGGTCAGTATGATGCATCTATTGGAGGATTTACATTGGAAAACCAACTCAATGTCGCAAAACAGGCAACGATAACGAACGCGTTCCCAAAGACCATGCAGCTAGTACGTAATGGTGTTAATGAGTTTAGATTCGTATTGGATAACGGTGCAGAAGTTGCGCATTGGCTTGCACCTGAAATGGGTGTTGAGCTTGCAGAGCTTAGATAGGAGGGTGTGACATGCGAATAAACAACAAGCGGATGGAACGATTCCATATGAGAGTAAATTCCTTCACATATCAGCCCTATGCAGTAGAGCGTGAGGTCTTTCAGCCTGAACGCTCCCTGCGGCCTGTTCTTGGAAAAAGAGTGTTGACACCGAAGAGTATGCAACTGATAGCTGAGTTTCGCAGCAAGAAGGATATATCTGATTTTCTGGCAGAGCTATTGAACCATGAAGAGAACATGATCGACATCGAAGATGGATTCAAATATCGGTGCTATCTATCCAAACTGAGCCAACCCGTAGACGAATACTGGCAGGGCTGGTACAGGGTGACGATCCCGTTGTCCGTCATACAGGAAGGAAGCAGACGCCAGTTGTTACTTAGTAAGGCGGAAAACCATATCGTTGTCGCAGGTAATTGGCAAACAGAATGTGTGTATGAAATAACGCCAATGGCAGCTATGGATTCCTTCACTATTGACGGGCATACCATCCGGAAGCTGTATGCAAACAGAACGGTCTATTTCGATGGTGAATTGAAAAAAGTTTATACAGATACAGAGCCGAATAAATATCCGGATTGTACGCTGAAACAGAACAGCTTTCCTACATTGGATCCGGGAAGTCAAAATATCAGTATGAGCAGTACGTCTGTAAAAGTCGTATTGAAATATACACCAATTTTCGTATAGGAGGAACAAGATGCTTGAAATTTACACAAAGGAAGGTTGGTTACCGATTACCAATCGGCAGAATTACTATACATCATATGAATATGACGGTACCCAGACTTTATGCTTTGACATTTCGCCCAGTGATGAAATGTACCGGTATATCGCCAATGAAACATCTGTCAGAAATGAAGAGAACCGCTATCTGATCAAAGATATCAACAAGAGAAAGACAGCATGCACGATAACCTGCAGCCTGGATATGGATGACTGGCATCAAAACGAGCCTTATCTCAACACGAAGGATATAGCAAAGTTTCAGACAAAGAGCCTATCAGAGATTCTGGAAGCGATCAAACCGTCTGGCTGGTCTATCTTAAACGCAGGTATACGGGATTATCGAAGGACTCCGGAGATGGAAGATGCGTCTGATTATAAGGTGTTATTCAAATGTCAGGAGATATTCAGTGTTACATACGAAATCCGTACACTTGATAAGCAGATCATAGTGAAGGATCCTGAGCAGGTCGTAGATAAAGGAATCTACATCACTCCACAGCTGAATCTGGAAAGCGTCACGATGAAAGGCAATTCAAAAGATTTCGCCACTAGAATCACGGCATATGGAAAGAAAAATGAAGATGGCAGTTATGTCAATTTTGCATCCATAAATGGAGGAAAGACCTATGTTGAAGATAATGCATATGCAGGCAAGGCGCATCCAATCTGGATTGTATGGAAGGATGAGCGGTATACGATTCCGGAGAACCTACTTGCTGATGCTAATAAGAAGCTGAAGGAACAGGCATATCCGATATTATCTTTTGAGGTCACAGTCAATGACCTTACGGAAACAGATGATAGGTACAGCTTCCTGAAGATGGGGCTGTATGATATTGCACACGTCATTATTGACGAGCATACTGAGATAATTGAAAAGGTGATCAAGCTACAGAGATATCATGATTCACTGGAGAAGAACAAAATCACATTGTCTTCAGAACCGCAAACCATAACAGGAAAGGTGAATGATGCAATATCCATTCTTGGCAACGATGGTGAAAAACTGAAAGGATCAGTGCTGCAGCAGGCGCAGGAGATGGCAACGAAGCTGATAAATGCATGGGCAGAGAAAGGATATATCTACCAGACACAGAATGAGATCTATATTTTGGATGCATTACCGAAAGAGAATGCGAAGTATTGCATTAGGATGAATCTTGGAGGTATAGCATTCAGTCAGAATGGATGGCAGGGACCGTATAATTCAGCTTGGACGATCGATGGGAAGTTCAATGCTGATTTCATAACAGCCGGAACATTAAGAGGTATCCGGATTACAAATGGTAACAACTTTAATGTGGATGCGGATGGGAATGTCTCTGCAAATGGATTGAAAGCAACAAATGCAGAGATAACAGGGAAGATATCAGGATCAACGATAACAGGAACATTATTCGATGGCGGAACTATTAGGACAAACGACGGGGACATTGGAGGATGGAGTATAAATTCCAACGGTTTGTATAACGGTACAGTCAAAATTAAGAATAGTGGAATCACCAATATCTATACATGGGCTGACCTGTATATTATCCGTTTGATAATTATGGGTACTGTGGATGCTGATGATGATATGGTCTACCACTATGATTTTAATGGAGATGGAAAAATAACACCAGCTGATTACGCTACGTTGAAGAATAGATTAAAAGCTATGTAGGAGGTGATAAAATGGATATAGTAGTAACACAAATTAAACAGATTGGTAGAGAGATAATGCTTGACGGAAACAGTCTTGTAGGTTATCAACATTCAGCTAATCTTTTTATCAAGCT